CCCTACCCAGAATGCCCCCAGGTATGTGGGCCCCGACCAAAAGAAAAAATAACGGGGGACCATCCGGCACCCTATCCAGCACAAAAACACACAATCCCCCACACACCCAGCACACTCACCCTCACAGTAGAGGGAGGGGATACGGGGGGGTAGCCCACCCGGAGTGGGTCAAAACATTACAAGGCCACACGGCAATACCCCTCAGCCTAACTCTTTTTGCACACCCGCAGTTGGGGGGTTTTGGGGTGGGTACACTGGGGGCATGGTAAATCCGGCTGTTCCTGTTGAGAAGAAGCGTCAGTTGGGGAATCCGGGTAAGCGTGCTATGCCGGGTGAGGATGCGGTGGTTTTGCAGTCTGGGAGGGTTGATCCGCCGGAGGATTTGGGTACGGCGGGTTTGCGTTTGTGGTCTCGTGTGTTTGATGGTGGTGAGATTTGGTTGAGTCCGCGGCTCGATGTGGAGTTGTTGGAGCGGACGTGTCGGGCGTTGGATCGTCTGGTGGTGTTGGACAAACTTTTCGAGGATGACCCGGCTGAACGGAAAACCGTGATGTCGATTAACGAGACTGAGAAACTGTTGGCTAGCAATTTGGGCCTGTTGGGGTTTACTCCTGCGGATCGTGCGAAGTTGGGTTTGGCTGAGATTAAACGGCAGTCGAAGTTGGATGAGTTGAGGGCGAAGGCTGCGGAACTGTGAGTTGGCCTCCTCGTTGGCTGACCCATGATGTTGAGGTGCTGTCGGGTCGCGCTGATTTGGCGTTGAACTTTGTGGACGTGTATGGCGTGATTACGAAGGATTCGGTGTCGGGTCGGGCTGGTTCACGGTTGGTGTTGCGTGATTGGCAACGTGACCTGATTCGTAATATCTATGCGACGAATGAGGATGGCGGGTATTTGCGCCGTGTCGCGTTGGCGGGTCTACCTCGGAAGAATGGAAAGTCTGCGCTCGCTTCTCACCTTGCAGTGTTTGACCTGGTGTTTGGTCCTGAGGGTGGGGAAACCTATTCCGTGGCGGCTACGCGGGATCAGGCGCGGATTGTGTTTGGTGAGGCGAAACGGATTATCGAGTTCAACGAGGACCTAAAGAAGATTGCGAAGTTGTATCGGGATGCGGTGGAAATTCCGGAGACGGGTTCTGTCTATCGTGTGCTGAGTGCTGAGGCTGGTGCGGCTGAGGGGTTGAACTCGTCGTCTGTCTGGTTTGACGAATTGCACGCGCAGCCAAATCGGAAAATGTGGGATGTGATGTCTCTGTCGATGGCGGCTCGTGGTGACCGTTCGCATATGGTGGCGATTACCACTGCCGGTGTGAGGACGGATTCCACTGGGCGGGATTCGGTCTGCTATGACCTGTACCAGTATGGGCAACGGGTGGCACGCGGTGAGATTGAGGATGAGTCTCTGTGGATGGCGTGGTGGGAAGCACCGGAGGAGATGGACCATCGTGACCCGGAAACGTGGAAACTGTCGAATCCGGGTTTTGGTGATTTGAATGCCGTGGATGATTTTGAGGCCGCGGTCCGTCGTACACCGGAACCGGAGTTTCGTACAAAACGGACAAACTTTTGGGCATCGTCTAACACGGCCTGGTTGCCTGCCGGTGCGTGGGAGGCGTGTGAGGGTGATAGCACGATATCGCCCGACGACGATATTATTCTCGGATTTGACGGTTCGTTCTCGGGGGATGCTTCGGTGGTGGTTGCGGCGACTATCCCTAAGTCGGAGGACGATCCGGTGCGAGTGAACCTTGTTAGGGCGTGGGAGAAAGACCCGACGATTCACGATGATAATTGGCGGGTGAATGTGGCTGAGGTTGAACAGGTAATCCTTGACTACTGTTCACAACATCCGAAGGTGCGTGAGGTGGCGTGTGACCCGTTCCGTTGGCAACGGTCGATGGAGGTGTTGGAGGAGAAGGGTGTCCCGATTGTGGAATATCCGTCCACGAGTGCCCGCCGCATGGTGCCTGCCTGCCAGAAAACATTCGATGCGATAGTTGAGGACAGACTCATCCACGATGGGGACGGGTTGTTGGCCCGGCATATCAGTAACGCGCAGACGAAGGTGGACAATATCGGGTTGCGGATTGTGAAGGATCAAAGGAACTCGCCTCGGAAGATTGACGGCGCGGTGGCAATGGTCATCGCAGTGGATAGGGCACTTACCGGTAGAATGGAGCCGGTAGTGCCACAATTTTTTGCATAGGGGTTACATGTCCACGATTGTTCAGGTGGCCGGTCTAGGTCTGATTGTTGCAGGTGTGGCGTTGTTGAGCGTTCCCGCAGCGTTTATTACTGCCGGGGTTTTGACCGTTGTTGTCGGATTGGCGTTGAGTCGATAAATGTTAGAAAAGTTTTTCAACCAGAGGGCGATTTCCTATCAAACCCTGTTTGCTTCGGGGGATGATTTCGCGGTAGGTAACCTGTCTGCGACGAACATTAACCAGGACACGGCGTTCCAGGTGAACGCGGTTTATTCGGCTATCAGTCTGATTGCGGATACGGTGTCGACTTTGCCGGTGGATGTGTTTACCCGCCGTGACGGTGCCCGTTTCCCGTTCCGGCCAAAACCGGTGTGGGTGGATAACCCGGATGTTGATTTCCCGCGTGAAGCGTTCTATTCGCAGGTGATTACTTCACTGTTGTTGGATGGCAATGCGTTTATTCGCGTGTTTTCTAACCGTCAGGGTCAGGTTGTGAACCTGCAGACACTGAACCCTATGAAGGTGGAAGTGGAGCGCACTTCGCAGGGACGGCTTCGGTTCATTGTTGAGGGTGAGGATCGTCCGCTCACTTCTGAGGACATTATTTTCATTCCTGACGTGTTGCGTCCGGGGAAGATGCGTGGCGTGAACCGTGTCAAGGCGTTGCGCGAGAACCTGGGTTTGTCGTTGGCTTTGGAGTCGTTTGCGGCGACATTCTTTGGGCAGGGCACGAACATGAACGGATATATTGCCTATCCGGGTGACCTTACTGCCGAGCAGGCGAAACAGTTGTCGGATTCGTTTGCGGCTAATCACAAGGGTTGGCGACGTGGCCACAAAACTGGTGTGTTGACTGGTGGGGCTGAGTTTAAGCCGGTGCAATCTGACCCGGATAAGGCGCAGGCGTTAGAGGCCCGTCGGTTTGCCGTCGAGGACATTGCCCGTGCGTTTAACGTGCCACCACACCTGTTGGGGGTTCCGGGGACGAACTCGTATGCGTCCGTGGAGCAGACGAACCTGGCCTGGGTGACTCACGGCCTGCGCCCGTTGGTGCAGAAAATCGAGGGTGCCATGACACCGTTGATGGCTCGCACGCCCGGCGGTGAAAACGCATTCTTAAAGTTCAACCTGGATGGTCTACTGCGGGCTGATTTCCAAACCCGGATGAGCGGTTATTCCACTGGTTTGCAGGCTGGATTCCTGACGATTAACGACGTCCGCCGTCGGGAGGATTTGCGTCCGATTGATGATGAGGCGGCCGATACTGTTCGGGTGCCGTTGGCGAATGTTGCCGTGGATGAGTCGCATGTTGTGGCGGAGAAGGAAAAGGTTTCTATGGCCGCTCAGTTGGTCGCTAATGGCTTTCAACCTGCTTCGGTACTTGAGGCCCTCGGGTTGCCTGCTATCGCTCACACGGGGCTTCCGTCGGTACAGGTGCAGGCTCCTGAGAATGTGCCCGCGGAAGTGATGGATGAGGAGTCCGAATAATGGCTATCGTTACGCAACAGTTTTCTTTGGTGCAGGACACGCCGGTTCAATTGGTGGGTTCCACGAACATGCCACAAGAGGTGCATGTGCACAATCATGAGCACTCCCAGTTCCGTGACTTGTACATCGGCCCGGATAATTCTGTGTCGGATACGAACGGGCACCATGTGGTAGCAGAATCAGACATGATGTTGGTTTTGCGTCCGGGCGACTCGTTGTGGGGGATGACACCCGACGCTGTCGGTTGCGATGTGACCGTTTTACAGATTACCAAGAACTAACTATGCCTTATTTGATTACTGACACAGCGGATGGTTGCTCGGGTTGGGCAACCATTAAAGACGATGGCGAAGTGATGGGTTGCCACACGACCAAACAGGACGCTATTGATCAGGCGTTGGCTATTGCGCAGTCGGAGGGTTCTGAGTATTTAGGTGAGCGGGCTACCCGGGACCTGCCGGATAATTACCGTCCGGCGACTGCGGACGATGTGCCGGAGGGCCGTGCCTGCGGAAACTGTATTTTCTTCAACGAG